CCGGCGGCACCGACCGGCACCCCTACTACGCCGTCCCCGACGTCACTGCCCTCCTCGTGAAACGACAGGAACGCGCCGCTGCTTGACCGCAGGTCAGACCCTGTGTGACGATCCGCGTGTACAACTGTGCCCTCAACCGGCACCACAGACGCACACGAAGCCCCGGCGGCCCCGAGCCCCCGGGGCTTCGTCGTGCCACCCCGTCAGCGTTCGGAGGCCGCCATGCCCCAACCCACCATCGGCCGCGTCGTCCTCTACAAACTGTCGGAGGACGATGCCCGCCACGTCCAGCAGCAGCGCAGCCACGACGGCACCACGGCCAACATGACCGGAGCCGGACGCACATACCCGGCCGTCGTCGTCTCCACATTCGGCGGCGAGGCCGTGAACCTGCAGGTACTCCTCGACGGACCTGACAGCTTCTGGGCCACATCCCGGCACGAGGGCGACGAGCCCGGCATGTGGACGTGGCCCCCGAGGGTCTGAGGCGCCTCACCATGCTGACGGCGGCGCGGAAGACGGGTAGCGAACCGTCCGCGTGCAGGGAGGGCGCCTGCCCGTGTCGCCGTTACTCCCTCGGCCGCCGCTTCATCGCCGCCGAGGCCAGGACGCCGAGGGTCATCGCCGCCCCCACGATCACGCCCGGCCACCACGTGATCAACCGGCACCCGATCATCAGGACCAGACCGGCCACGACGATCCCAAGCGGAACATCCATCCGCTGCTTCATCTGCACCACCCCCAAGGCCGGACACGGTAGCGGAGGCCACATGCCCAAGTCCCAGCGCTGGCGCGTCTGCTCCACCCCCGCCTGCCCCGAGTACACGCAGCACGGCAAGTGCGACGCCCACCGACGCGAGGCCGAGCAGCGGCGAGGCAGCGCACGCCAGCGCGGCTACGGCCGAGAGCACGTGACGCGCTTCCGCCCCGGCGTCCTCGCCAAGGACCCGACGTGCGTCCTCTGCAAGTCGGCACCCAGCAAGCACGCCGATCATTGGCCGCTCGACCGCAAGCAGCTCGTCGCCGCCGGCCTGGACCCCGACGACCCCCGGCACGGCCGTGGACTCTGCGGCCCGTGCCACAGCAGCGAGACAGCACGGCACCAGCCTGGAGGGTGGAACGCGTGAGCAGGCACCAGGTCGAGATCCGCCGCAATGGGCCCGGACACAGCGTCCTCATCGACGGGACGGACATCGCGAAGAGCCTGACGGGACTGACCTTGCGCATGGGTGCGGGTGCGGTGCCGCAACTGGTCCTTGATGTGCAGCTGATCGACGTGACCGAGCTCGGCTCGGTCGAGGCCGAGGTTCTGCTCGGCAACGGCGTCGCCGAGACGCTGAAGAAGCTGGGCTGGACACCACCAGAGGAGGCGGAGTGACCACGAGGGCCAAGGCCAAGGCCGACGACGAGGCGCCAGAGGCGGCCATCGACGCGCGGCCGGCGGAGGCAGAGCAGGCACCGCTGTGCGGCAAGCCTCACTTCCTGCCCGTCCTGGCGCACATCACCTGCACGGAGCCGGCGCCCGACCCGGACCGGCCGCCCGGCACCCCCGACCACCAGCACCGGCACCAAAACGGCGACGCCCTGTACGTCTGGCACTGATCACCCAGGCGCATCGCCGCAGGTCAGAGGGATCCGGAATCGTCACGCACGGTGACAGAATCCATGATCACCCCGGGGGGGACCCCAAAACAAGATCCAACAGGGACCGCCGGGGAGGTGGCTCCCAGGTTTGCCGGGTTCAGAACCCCGGTGATCATGCTCCGCTGTCACGCAATGTGATGGCGTTTCCGCCGCGCAACGCGGCCAGTTGGAGTGATCAACATGGAACTGTTCTGCTGGATCCTTGCCGCCTTCCTCGCATACGGGGCACTCGCCACTGTGTCTTCGGTCGGCAAGCCACGGGGTCCCGTGACCAACAAGCTCGCCGTAAGAGTCGTCATCATCTCCGCCTGCGAGGTGACGGGTCTCGCCCTGGTGGCCACTGGGGTACTGCGATGACCAAGGGCGGAGCACGCTCGAGGTCCGGCCCGGCACCCGACCCCACCGCGCTGAGGCGTGAGCGGGACGCTGGCGAGTGGACGATTCTGCCTGCCGAGGGCCGCGAGGGCGCAACGCCCGACTGGCCGCTCACCGAGCAGACCGACCGCGAAGACGACCTGTGGGTACGCCTCTGGGAGATGCCGCAGGCCCTCATGTGGGAGCGGTACGGCCAGGAGATTGAGGTGGCGCTGTACGTGCGCCGCCTGGCGGAGGCGGAGGCCCGGGAGTCTTCCGTGGCCCTGTCGACGCTGGTCCGGCAACTGGCCGATTCCCTCGGCCTGTCCACGCCGGGGATGCGCGCCAACCGGTGGCGCGTCGACCGGCCGAGCGAGCAGGACGAGCAGCCGGCCGGGCCGAGCACGGTCCCGACCATCGCCCCGAGCTCGGCGCGCGCCAGGCTGAGGGCGGTGTCCGGTGGTAGCGGCTGACGACGGGACCTGGCCGCTGGCTTTCCCGACGCTGTACGTCGTGCCGGACTGGATTACCCGGCACTGCAAGCTGCAGTCGGTGGGCGGCCTCGACCCGACGCCCCAGCCGTTCGAAATGTACGACTGGCAGCTTCGGATCACGGCCAACCTCTACCGGATCAAGCCGACTGCCGAGCTCGGCCAGCTGGCTACCGCGTTCGCGTACCGCCGCGTACAGGCCGTCGCGCCACAGAAGTCGGGTAAGGGGCCCTGGGCGGCGTCCATCGTCGCGGCCGAGGCGGTTGGCCCGGTCCTGTTCAACGGCTGGGCGCAGGACGGCGACCGGTACCGCTGTGCGGATCACCGCTGTGGTTGCGGCTGGGTGTACGAGTACGAGCCGGGCGAACCGATGGGGCGGCCGTGGAACCAGCCCCTGATCCAGATCACGGCGACGTCCGAGGACCAGACGGACAACACCTACCGCCCGCTGCAGGCGATGATCCGCAACGGGCCGCTCTCCGAGATCATGCGGGTGGGCGAGCAGTTCATCCGCCTCCCGAACGACGGCCGCATCGACGTCGTCACAGCCTCGGCTCAGTCCCGCCTGGGCAACCCGATCACCTTCGCCGCACAGGACGAGTCTGGAATCTGGACCGACGGCAACGGCATGACCAAGGTCGCTACCACCCAACGCCGCGGCCTGGCGGGCATGTCGGGACGCTCGCTGGAACAGACGAACGCCTGGGACCCCACCGAGAACTCCGTGGCGCAGAAGACGGCGGAGACCAAGGTCAAGGACGTCTACCGGTACCACCGGCTGCCGCCCAAAGACCTGGACTACGTCAAGAAGTCCGAGCGTCGGAAGATCCACACCTCGGTGTACGAGGGCAGCCATCACATCGACCTCGACTCCATCGAGGGTGAGGCCGCCGAGCTGATGGAGAAGGAGCCGGCGGAGGCCGAACGCTTCTACGGCAACCGGATCACCGCCGGTATGGGCACCTGGCTGCAGCAAGACCGGTGGGACGCCCGCATCGCACTGGAGGACGTGCCAGACGGTACGACCGTCGCCCTGGGCTTCGACGGCTCCGACGTCGACGACTGGACCGGCATCCGGGCCGAGACGATGGACGGCTACCAGTTCACGCCCACCTACGGCCCCGACAACAGGCCCTGCATCTGGAACCCAGAGGAGTGGGACGGCCAGGTCCCGAGGCTCGAGGTCGACGCCGCGGTGGACGAACTGTTCGGCCGTCTCAACGTGGTCCGCATGTACGGCGACCCGCCGTACTGGACCAGCGAGATGGCGGCCTGGCAGGCCCGGCACGGCGAAAAGCGCGTCACCGAGTGGCAGACGTACCGCGTCGCACAGATGCACGCGGCCTGCGAGCAGCTGCTGACGGACGTCACGAAGAAGGACACGACGTTCCGGCACGACGGCTGCGAGTCCACGTCCATTCACGTCCGGAACGCCCGTAAGGCGGCGCGGCCGGCGAAGCGTTACGTCCTGCGTAAGGCGACGCACCTTCAGAAGATCGACCTCGCTGTCATTTCGACCCTCGCGCACGAGGCCGCATGCGACGCGATCGCCGCAGGCCAGGCCAAGCCGAAGCGGAAGTCCCGCGTCATCGTCCTGTGAAAGGGGGTGCAGCCGTGGAAGCCAAGGACCGCACCCCCGCCGACTGGGTGGCCTACCTCGCTCGCGTCCATGAAGGGCTCGAGCCGGGCCTGGAGGAGCTGAACCGGTACTACGAGGGCAAGCAGGAACTGTCCTACCTCAACCCGGAGCTGCTCGAGGAGCTCGGGGACCAGATCCGGCAGGTGGTCATCAACTGGCCCTCCCTGGTGGTCGACTCCCTCGAGGAGCGCTTGGACGTCGAGGGGTTCCGGTACGCCGACGACGAGTCAGCGGCCAAGGACCTGTGGGCGATCTGGCAGGCCAACGGCATGGATGAGAAGTCCCAGCAGGCCCATGTGGACGCCCTGGTGATGCGCCGATCGTTCCTGGTGGTCGGGACAAACGAGAAGGACGCGGCCACGCCCCTGGTGACGGTCGAATCGCCGATCCAGATGCAGGTGGACCGCGACCCGCGCACCCGGTGCGTTCGGGCCGCGCTGAAGCGCTGGCACGAGCAGGACCCCATCACGGACGCCGTCACGGACAAGTACGCGGCCCTGTACCTGCCCGACAAGACGGTCTACTACAAGCAGACGTCGGTGACGTCCTGGGAAGAGACGGGCCGCGACGAGCACAAGCTGGGGGAAGTCCCGGTCGTGCCGCTGGTGAACCGCGGCCGCATCATGAAGCCGAACGGCGTCTCCGAGCTGGCGCGCATCCTGCCCCTCAGCGATGCCGCATGCAAGATCGCCACAGACATGATGGTCAGCGCCGAGTTTCACGCCGTCCCCCGCCGCGTGGCCTTCGGCGTCGACGAGGAGGACTTCGTCGACCAGAACGGCAACAAGGTCTCCAAGTGGTCCCGCATCGCCGGCCGCATCTGGGCCATGTCGAAGAAGCGGGGCGGCGAGGACGGCGCCGACGTCGTCCAGTTCCCCGAGGCCCAGCTGTCCAACTTCCACGCCACCATCGAGCTGCTCGCCCGGCTGGTCGGCGGCTTGTCCGGCCTCCCGCCGCACTTCCTGGGCCTGGACACGAACAACCCGCCCTCTGCGGACGCCATCCGGAGCGCTGAGACGCGCCTGGTGAAACGGGCCGAGCGGCGGCAGCGGTCTTTCGGCGGCTCGTATGAGCAGATGAACCGGCTGATCCTGCGCTTCCGGGACGGCACCTGGGATCCGCGGGCCATGAATCTGGAAACGCTGTGGCGTGACCCCAGTACGCCGACGTTCGCACAGAAGGCGGACGCCATCGTGAAGCTCAAGCAGGCGGACATCCTGCCTGTCGAGCAGGCCCGCGAGGACCTCGGATACACCGCCGTCCAGCGGCAGCGCATGCGCCAGATGGACGACGACGCCCTTGCCCGGGCCATCGGCGGCGACCTCGCGGCCGGCTACGGCCCCAAGCCTCCGGTCCTCAACCCGGGCGCCGACCAGGTCCCTCCGCTACCGGCAGGGTAGGCCATGGTCGACACGGCGCTGCGAGAGATCGCCCTCGATCAGTACCGGCGGCAGCAGATCCTCGTGCGGCAGGCGGCCAACCGCGTACAGGCGGTCTGGCGGCAGATCAACCGGTCCGACATCAGCGGCTCCTGGCAACAGCTGTCCCCGATGCTGGTGGCCGCCGTCGTCGACGCCCAGACCGAGTCCGCGCGGCTCGCCGACCCGTACCTGGACAACGTCCTGGAAGCCGAGGGCGCGGACGCCACGGCAGCCGGCCGCGTCGTCCCCGGCGCCTTCGCTGGCATCGCCTCCGACGGGCGCCCGCTGCTGTCCCTGCTCTACCAGCCGGTCATCGACTGGAAGGTGCGGATACTGGCCGGACAGTCCATGGAGGACGCGTTCCGCGGGTCTCTGTCCAGCGCGCTCCGCATCACCTCGACGCAGGTTGTGGACGCCGGGCGAGGGGCCACCAGCGTCGGCATGGCGGGACGGCGCACGATTCAGGGCTACGTTCGCGTCGTGCAGCCTCCGGCCTGCGCCCGCTGCATCATCTTGGCGGGCAAGGAGTACGGCTGGAACAGCGGCTTTCAGCGGCATCCCCGGTGCGACTGCATCCACCTGCCGACAACGCTGATCGCCCGCAACCAGCACCGCGACCGGATCGGGGCAGACAACTTCTCCCCCACGAACAGGCCAGGCAGCGGCTCGTCCGGCTTCATCGACCCGCGCGCCTACTTCAACGGCCTGTCCAGGGCCGAGCAGGACCGCGTCTTCGGCGACGCCGGCGCACGGGCCATCCGCGAGGGCGGCGACATGGGCCAGATCGTCAACGCCCGCCGCGGCATGACCACCGCCGACGCCTACGGCCGCCGCCTGGCAGCAACCCGCGAGGGCACGACGACCCGCGGCTCCTTCTACCGGCAGGAACGCGCCCGGGACATCGCCCGCGGCCGCGTGCCCGCCAACATCGGCCGCCAGTACCGGCTGACGACGCCCCGCCTGATGCCCGAGGAAATCTTCCGGCTCGCTGAGAGCCGGGACGAGGCGCTCGCCATGCTGCGGCGCTTCGGCTACCTGACCTGACCGCGGCGCAACGCCGACGGTCTCAACCTCCTGCAACGGGAGCAGCGATGAGCACACCGACACCGACCGAACCGATCACGGATCCGGCAGCGGGCAACCCGCCGCCTGTCCCCGCAGCCGCGCCCGCGCCGCAGCCTGCCGCCACCGACCCCGCCAAGCCGCCTGAGGGCGACGGCGGGGACGCCGTGCTGGGTCCGGCCGGAGAGAAGGC